CTATCGCGCCGACATGACGCCCGGAATGTACGAAGGGCAACGCTATGACGGGGTGATGCGCGATATTGAAGGCAATCACGTTGCATTGGTGAAATCAGGCCGGGCCGGATCAGATGTGAAGGCAGCGGACAGCAAACTGGAGATAAACATGGAAACGAAATTTGGCAAAGCGCTTTACGCAATCCTCTGTGCGGCCTCGCCTAAGCTGGCGTCGGACGCTGCTCTCCGGCCTTTGGTGATTGGCCTTACCCGCAAGCAGTGCGATCTGCGTGCCCTTGAACCGAAGCTGTTGGCGATGGATGCCGCGCTTCGCACCAAGGAGACGTTCGCGGCGATGGATGCGGCCAAGGACGCTGAAGCTGAGGAAGAGACGGCGGAGGAGAAGAAAGAGCGCGAGGAAAAGGCCGCGAAGGACAAGAAAGCCAAGGACTGCGAGGCCGCTGATAAGAAGGCTGCTGACAAGAAAGCGAAGGATGCCGAAGAGCATCCCAAGGGATGCATGTGTGGCGATTGCAAGTCTGCCCGCGATGCCGAGCCTGAGTCCAAGGAAGACAAGGACGAGCGCGAGAAGAAAGAGGCCAAGGACAAGAAGGCCAAGGACGAGGAAGACAAGAAGAAGGCGGAGGACAGCATGAAGCACGCAATGGATGAGTTCAAGGCGGAACTTCGTGAGGCCGCCGCCGCTGCCGCCGCCGTCCGCTCCGTGGTTGGCGATGTGCTCGCCCAGGATTCGGCGGAGGGGATCTACACCTTCGCACTCGACCAGATGAAGGTCGATCACAAGGACGTGAGTGGGACGCCAGCACTTCGGGCGCTCTTCAATCTGGCGCAGCAGGCTTCCAAGCCCGCCGTCCGTCAGGCCTTCGATGCTGTCAGTGTCGAGGAAAAGTTCGCAGGCGCAGGTCGTCAAATTCAGGTGATGTAAGGAGAACAACATGGCAGGCAATCTCATCGGTAGTTTTCAGACGGCGGTCAACCTCTACAACCCTTTGGGGGTTGAGGGCGACTTCGCCAGCGCCAATCCGAGGGCGACGCAGATTACCCCTGGCTTCGATGCCAACGGCAATCAGGCAAGCGGCTTCGTTGCGGGTCCGAATGGCGTCACCATCGGTCAGTTCGCGTGGCTGGCAAATGACGGGTTCACTGTGAACAGCTTTGCCACGGGAGCGGTTGCTCCGACTGGCTTCGTTCACCGCGACCAGCAAGGGCTTCTGACGCAGTACCTCCAGGCGGCAGGGATGCTCATCCCCCCGGGCTTCCCTGTGACACTGTTCAGCGCAGGCGACTTCCTCGACTTGATTGCTGGCGGAAGCAGCGCGGTTCGCGGCTCGGCTTGCTATGCGCGGTATGCGGATGGCGCACTGTTCATCGGTTCGGCTCCGGCCGGCGCGACTGGCACCGGCGCAATCGGGTCCACGTTCACGGCAACCGGCACGGGCACCAGCCTTGTCGTTACCGCGGTCACTGGCCTGATCTCCATCGGGGACACCATCGCGGGCACCGGCGTGCCGACTGGCACCACGATTGGCGCTCAGGTCAGTGGAGCGACGGGCGGAGCTGGCACCTACACCACCAGCGTGGCAACAACGGCTGCGGCGGATACGGTTACGAGCTTCGGCATTGTGTTGGATGTGTCGGCGGTAACGGGAACGCTTGCCATCGGGGACGCCATCACTGGTACCGGAGTACCTGCAGGCGCAACACTAGCCTCGCAGGTCAGCGGAGCCATTGGCGGAATCGGAGTCTACACTCTGGACGTTCCGGCGACGGCGTATGCGGCCTCAACCGCTTTGACGGTCGTTGGCGGAATCCTGACCAACTTCGTGGCGCAGACTTCGGCCGCTGTCGGCAATCTGGTAGCAATCTCAACGTGGTAGTAAGCAAATCTCGGCATGAGGGGAATTAGCAATGGACCGTAATCTTGAAGCAGTATCGCGGAAGTGGGGCATCAACTTCATGGGAGTTGATGCCCAGTTGCAGCGCACCGAGAAAGAGCGCGGCGGGATGCTGGCAATGGATGCTCAGCCAGAGCTGATTACCATGTCGAGCAGTGGCATCCCTGCGTTTCTCTCTACCTTCATTGACCCGAAGGTGATCGAAGTCCTTGTCGCTCCCAACAAGGCGACGAAGATTGTCGGTGAGGAGACGAAGAAGGGCGACTGGACTCTCGAAACGGCGATGTTCCCGATTGTCGAGTCGACCGGCATGGTCAGCTCCTACGGCGACTATTCGATGGATGGCATTGCCGGCGCGAACGTGAACTGGGTTCAGCGCCAGTCCTACACCTACCAGGTCATCACCCAGTGGGGAGAGCGCGAACTCGACAAGATGGGCCTCGCGCGCATCGACTGGGCCAATCGCCAGCGCATCGCCTCCGTCTCGGTTCTGGACAAGTTCCAGAATAAGAGCTACTTCTTCGGCATCAGTGGGCTGGCGAACTATGGCCTACTCAACGATCCGTCGTTGTCCGCTCCGATCGCTCCTCTCTCGCAGGGAGCCGGTTTGGTGACGTGGGCACAGAAGGCCACCGACGCGCTCAATGGAGCCGTGTACATCTACGACGACATCCTGGCGCTGTACAAGCAGCTCGTATCTCAGGCAGAGGGGTTTGTGGATATGGACATGGATTCTCCGATGACGCTGGTGATGTCGCCGATCTCGCAGGTCTACCTCAAGACCACGAATGTCTACAAGGCAACCGTCAAGTCGAACCTTCAGGAGAACTTCCCGAATCTCAGGTTTGAGACGGCACCGGAGTACAACACCGCATCGGGTGAGTTCGTGCAGTTGATTCTCGATGAGATGAAGGGCCAAAGGACGGCAACCACCGCCTTTACCGAGAAGTTGCGGGCTCACCCGATCATTGTGCAAGAGTCGAGTTTCCGGCAGAAAACTTCTGCGGGAACGTGGGGCACAATCATCAGCCGGCCGTTCTTGATCCAAAGTCTAATTGGCGTTTAGTGCTAAAACAGGAGCCGCAATAGTGCGGCCTCAGCGCGGCTTCGAGCCGCTCCTTGAAAGGGTTTCATGGCTAAGGAAATGGTATTAATTGGCTGCCGTCTACCGAACGGTCTCATCTTGCAGCACCCCAAGAACCGCGACATCAAAGTGAAGCTCGCGGGCACCTACGAGGCGAAGTCGGAGGAAGGCTTATACATGCCTCCCCGCCTGTATACGACCACGCCGGTTGATGCTGAGTTCTGGGCAGAGTGGAAGGCCGCCTATGTTGGATTTCCTCCACTGAAGAACAGAGCCGTATTTGAGGCGCGTTCGGACGATGAGGCGACGCAGAAGGCCAAGGATGTGAAGAAGGAAAAGACGGGCTTCGAGGGAATGGACAAGAACGCTGTCATCGATGGCGTCAAGATGCAGAAGGCGTAAATAATGAGCGTTGCCGTATTCAATGTCGCTGGTTTCCTGCTCCGCTATCCCGAGTTTACGGCGGTTGATCCGGCACTCTTGACGACGCTCTTCGCGGAAGCAGGGCTCTACCTCAACAACACCGACCGCAGCGTCGTGCAGGATGTGAATCTGCGCGGTGTTTTGCTGAATCAGATCACCGCACATATTGCGTTTCTCGGCGGAGCACTCACGGCAGACGGCCAGCCCCGGCCCGTGGGACGCGTAAGCGCAGCCAATGAGGGCGCGGTGGGTGCTACGTTCGATTACACTCCGGCGACGCCGGGAAGTGGGCCGTGGTTCAATTGTTCGCAATATGGGGCAAGTTTCTGGGCTGCAACTACATCTCTACGCGGAGCGCGCTACTTCCCTCAGCCAACGCAGGTTGAAGGCTTCTTGGGTATCGGGGCACTTATTGGAAGAGGAGTCGTATGATTACGGTTTTTCTCTCCATCGACGCTTCCGAACTGAAGCGCGATATCGAGAGGATTGAAAGAGGAGAGCTTGAGTTGCCGACGGTTTCAGCACTGCTAATTTGCGTGGATGGAGTGGGAATAGAGGACTTTGCTGTATGGCTGCCAGAGCGATAAAGATGTCCGATGCGGTGACAGCCAAGCTCCTTGAGCTGGCTAAGCAGGCGCAGGGCACCGTTCAGGTGGGCTTCATCGACAACGATCAGGCACCTATCGCCTTCTGGAATGAGTTTGGGCACAAGGGACGCTTCCCTTCCCCCCCACGGCCATTCTTTCGCACGATGGTTGCAAAGGAGTCTCCGAAGTGGCCGGGCATGATGGCTACTGAATTGCAGCGCTCGAAGATGGATGGCAAGCGCACGCTGGCCTTTATGGGCGAAGAGATTGATGGGGAGCTGAAGCAGAGCATCATCGACCTCGCCGCGCCGGCGCTGTCCTCGACCACGCTTCGGTTGCGTCTGAAGTTTGGCAACAACCCACAGAACATCCGTGCGCGTGACGTAGTGCAGGCGCAGCGCGAAGTAGAGGCTGGCGATCCTATCGCCTCGGGCACTCAGGCCAAGCCGCTTATCAACACTGGGCAAATGCTTAACAGCACTAGCTATGTAGTGCTAAAATGAGTGCATGGACAACTTTTACGTCTATGTGTACTTGCGGTCAAAGAATTCGAGGCATGGTAAGGTCGGAACGCCTTACTATGTGGGAAAAGGGAACAGGATGAGAGCGTACAGCAAAAATCATCGGGTCCGTCCTCCAGTCGATAAAACGATGATTGTGTTTGTCGCTCAAAATCTTTCAGAGCCTGCCGCGCACTTGGAAGAAATACGCCTTATTGCGGTATACGGGCGAATTGATCTTGGTACTGGTTGCCTGCGCAATCTCACGGATGGCGGTGAAGGAGCGAGCGGTTTATCTCCAGCGATGAGAGCCAAACTAAGCGCCGCGCACAAAGGAATTCCATGGACCGCAGCAAGAGCCAAATTCGGGAAGCACTCACCTGATACTCTTGCGAAAATGTCAGCGTCTCACATGGGCCATTCAACTTCAGATGAAACAAGAGCTAAACTCGCAGCGCAAGCAGGCTGGAAGCACTCAGAGGAAGCACGGCGCAAAATGTCATGCGCAAAAGTTGGATATGTGCCGTGGAATAAGGGAATCAGGAAAATCGCTTGCCGCATGGGACATCCCTTGAAGACTGGTAAGTACCGACAGGATTGCCCTACGTGCAGGGCAGCACGAAAACGCGAAAAGCGGAATCTAAGCAAGGTGGATGACTGATGGACCTGCGCTCCATATCGAACGCCATCACGGATTGCGTGAACCCCAATATCTCTGTCACCGTGCAAGCCTCGACTGGGTACACTATCGGCACTGGACTGAAGCAGGTTCCCTCTTACGGGACTCCCGTCACAGGATTCGCTCAAGTGCAGGCACTTACGGCGGCAGACCTTCGCCATCTCGACGGCCTCAACATTCAGGATGCCACGCAGTCGATCATTCTTCGCGGTCCATTGAACGCCGTTGTGCGGGCGCACTCGCAGGGCGGTGATCTTGTGACCATCGGCTCCCAGACATATCTCACCACGGCGATACTTGAGCAATGGCCGATGTGGACGCGTGCGGCGATAACGCTTCAGGATGTACCCGCATGAGCGCCCCAGCACAGTTCGTGCCCTCTATTGCGATCGACACAGTATTCGACGCGCTCGGGTTGTTCTTTCAGCCCTTCGTAAACGGTGCTCAGGTCATCCGTGCTCAGGTGAACCGTGTTGCTATGCCGGTGGGGAGCTTTGTCGAACTGACAGAGATTGCGAGTGTGGATCTCGAAGTTCCGCGCCAATGGTATGACAAAGTGAACCTCCAGCGGAACATCATCGGCCCAAAGCGTCTGATGATCCAAGCTGACTTCTACGGTGCGCAGGCGGGTGACTGGTGCGCAGCCATCAAGACGGTATGGCGTACGCCCTACGCAACCGCTCAGTTTCCAGCAGGAATCGCTCCGCTGTATTGCGACGACGGCCACGAAGCACCGTTGGTCACCGGCGAAGAACAGTATGAGCGCAGGTGGGCGCTGACCATGAACATCCAATACTCGCCGATCATATGCGTCCCCCAACAGAGCGCAAACGTGTTATCAATGAAGACAGTCAACGACGTCACCGCATAAGGAGAAAATCGTGAGTATCCCATCCAGCGTCATCGCAAACATTATCCCGGGTGTTCTTTCTCCTGGCGGGGCTGGCCTCGTGATGAATGGCCTTGTGCTGACGCAGAATCCGCTCATGCCGGCCGGTCAAGTGCTGAGTTTTGCGCTGTCGGGCAGCTCGAACCCGGCGCAGTCGGTCTCGAACTTCTTTGGGCCGTCCTCGGCAGAGTTCGCCTATGCGACCATCTACGCTGCTGGGTATGCGAACGGCACTCAGTTGCCTTCGACTATCTTGTTCGCTCCGTACAACGCCGCAGCTCGCGCTGGCTGGCTCACGTCGGGCTCTTTGGCTGGCGTGCCACTTGCGACGCTCCAAGCCTACACAGGGACGCTCACGGTGACCTTTGCGGGCGCTCCACTGACCTCCAGCGCCATCGTGCTCACAGGGCTCACTCAGACAGCAATGGCTGCTGCGATTAATGCGGCCTTCACTTCCCCCCCGTTCACGGTGGCATGGAACGCGGTGCAGAGCACTTTCGTCTTCACCAGCACGGCAACCGGGGCAACTGAGACGATTACGTTTGCGACCGGCCCGCTTGCGGCTGACCTTCTACTCACCCAGGCGACCGGCGCAACACTCTCGCAGGGCGCCGCAGAAGACACCCCAACTACCGCGATGAACAACGTCGTGGCCGTGTCGCAGAACTGGGCAACGTTCAGCTACCTCACGGAGCCGATTCTGACTGACAAGCAGGGTTTCGCAGCGTGGTTAGGAACGCAGGATGACCAGTACGGCGGCATCATTTGGGACAGCGACGTGCAGGCGAGCGTGCAGAACTCTACCGAGTGTTTCGGCGTGATTGCCAAGGCGAACAACTACAACGGAATCATGTGCCTTGGCGGAGATCCGGCGCTTGGCGCTCTCGGGCCTCTGACAATGAACGTTGCAGCCTTCGTGCAGGGCATGATTACCTCTGTGAACTACGCGCAGACCAACGGAGCCATCAACTACTCTGGCAAGTCCGCCAACGCGTCTGTTGCTGTATCTCCGACGTGTGCGAACCTCCAGACCTACGCAAACCTTCTGGCGAATGGATACAGTTGCTATGGAGCGTTCGCATCGCGCAATCAGGGATTCACGTTCCTTTCGAACGGCAACGCTCCGGGAACTTTCCCTTGGTTCGATGCCTATGTGGACCAGATTTGGCTGAGTGCGCAACTCCAGCTTGCTCTGCTCAATCTCTACACCAGCGTCAGTGATATTGATTACGATCCGACCGGGTACGGCATGATCCGTGCCGCCTTGGTCGGGCAGCCGACAGCGAACGGAAATGTGACCAACGATGGCCCCATCAACAACGCGCTCAACGCTGGCGTCATGGTGATTGGCGCAACGCTTTCCGCATCGCAGGCGGTAGCAGTCAACAGCGCGGCTGGATCGAATGTGGCTGGAGTGATCCAAGCCAATGGCTACTACCTCCAGATTCTCGATCCTGGCGCTGTGGCTCGCAATAACCGCGCCACGCCAATTATTAACCTCTGGTACTCAGGTCGTAGTGGGATTCAGCAATTTTCTCTGAGTTCGATAGATATTTTGTAATTCAACTTTTCTAAGGAGTAAGCCACATGGGAAGTTTCGTCAACGCTGTAACAGGGGGTCAAAGTTCGATCACCTCCGCAAATGCAGTCATCACCCTCACCGTGGCGGGGCTCTACAACACGCCTGTCCAGCTTCAGGGCTACTCGACTGACAAGGCGTGGGACACTGCCGCAGTGGTGGTGACAGAGACGCAGATCGGCGTCGACGGTCGCAAGACGGCGGGCATCGTGTTCAACCCCGTCAAAACAACGTTCGCGTTCCAAGCGGATGCTCCGAGCACGCAGATATTCGAGTCGATCTTTGCGGCTCAGCGTGCGGCCCGCGATGTGTACTACATCAACGCTACCGTAGATTTCCCCGCAACTGGCCAGTCGTATGTCTGCAACAAGGGCACGCTGGAAGATTACAACTCGATGGCAACCGGCGGCAAGGTGCTCGGGGCCCGCGAGTTTTCGATTTCTTGGGGTTCAGTCCTCCCATCGGTTAGCTAGGTTTCGGAGATTCACATGGCGCGCAAGACCACGCAATACATCGTCGATTCTGAAGGTAGAGACAAAGGGAAGGCGTTTCTCATCACAGAGATGGCCGCCACAAAAGCGGAGGATTGGGCTATCCGCGCCATCCTCGCGCTCGGGGCTGCCAACGTGGAGATTCCCGAAGGCGCTCTCCAGTTGGGGATGGCATCGCTGGCAGAGATTGGCCTCAAGAAGCTGTTTGCCATTGGGTCTGAACAGATGAGGCCGTTGCTTGCGGAACTGATGGAGTGTATCGAGTTTATTCCGAATCCACAGAAACCACAGGTGAAGATCGGATATCCACTGTTTGAGAGTCAGGTGGAAGAGGTCAAGACGCTGCTCATGCTGAAGTGGAAAGTGCTCAGCCTACACATGGATTTTTCGGAAGCCGACAGCCTCTCGGAATCTCTCGGCTCCGCGCTGTCGGCGGCAAAGCACAAGTCGAGTACGCGAACGTCCCCCGGATCATCGGAATAATTGTAAGCAGGAGACTGGCAACGCTATATGAGCTTCAAACGATCTACGGAATTGAAGACGCCCACGATTTGCTTGAGGTGATTGCTGTAGACGCAGAGAACGAGAGAGAGTAGGCTATGGCAACGATTATTGACAGCTTGCTCGTTTCCCTCGGAATTAAGGATGACATATCATCCGCAGCCCCCGGCGTCAAAAGCAAGCTCGCTGATCTTGAGAAGTCTGCTGGTAAGACCGAAGCTGGCGTCAAGGGCATCGGCACAGCATCCAAGGGCGCCGCATCCGAACTGACAGTCCTCACCGGCAAGCTGGGCTCATTCCTTGCCGTGCTGGGTGGTACAGCAGCGGTAAGCGCGTTCGTCAAAGACACCATCGACACCAACACGCAGCTCTACTATCTCTCTCGCAATTTAGAGATGAACACGCAGAAGCTCTTTGCGTTTGGTGCGGCGGCTCAGGAGATGGGCGGAAGCAAAGGCTCACTCCAAGGCTTCATGCGGACCATCGCGGGGATGCCGGGAGAGTTGCTGGTAGGCAAGATGCCTCAGCTCCTCCCCCTCTTTGCTCGGCTGGGCATCAACATGCGCGAGCCGTTCGATCAAATCATGGTGGATCTATCCAAGCGGTTCGCGGGCATGGACCGCAAGGTTGCATTCAGCTTCGGTATGGCGAGCGGCATCCCTGAAGATGTGATGAACCTCATTTTGCAAGGCCCTGGCGCGATGCAGGCGGCAATGGGGCGTACCAAGGGATTCGGTCCTACCGAGAAAGAGGCAGCTTCAGTGGCTATGCTGAAGCGCAGTTTTACCGACATCGAACTTCAGTTAACGAAGATCGGCTACGACCTGCTCTACATGGTCACTCCGTATCTGGACAAGTTCCTCGATCTCATCCAAAAGATCGGAGCGTGGGCACAGCGCCATGAGGGGATTGTGATGCTCATCGCTGGAATCACTGCCGCACTTGCTGGCGTTGTGGCTGGAACGGCAGCATGGATAGGTCTGACGGCCGCTCTGGAGGCCGCAGCGCCCGTTATAGCGGCGGTAGCTGCGGCATTTGGCTTGATTGACCTTCCCATTCTGGCGGTGATTGGCGCTGTCGCTGCACTCGCGGCGGGAATTGTTCTTCTCGTGCAGGATTACAAGGTATGGGCGGAGGGCGGACGAAGCTACTTCGATTGGGGAGGATTCGCCGCGGACGTGAGTAAGGCTAAGGATGCCTTCGAGGGGCTCGCAAGCAACATCGAACGCGCAGTGAGTTCTTACGGCAAGTGGATTGCTCAGCATCTTCCCACGCCCGTAAAGAAGGCAGCCGGCGCAGTTAGTGGATTCTTGGGCGACATCAAAGACAGAATGGAGATGGTGCATCAGATCGCCTCTCTGGAGGGTTTCTACGCTAAAGGATGGACTTCCAACGCCTCAGGACATGGCCAGCATTGGGGAGATGCAGGGAACATCCCGCAGCGCGCGAACAACCCCGCAGACATTGAGTACGGAGCCTTCGCGCGGTCTTATGGAGCGACGGGATACATCATGGCGAAGGGCGGTCACAAGATTGCCACATTTCCCGACGTCGCAACCGGATACAAGGCTGCTTATAATCTGCTCGGCACCAAAGGATATGCAGGGCTGTCGCAAGCACAGACCATCGCTCGCTGGCAGACCGGATCATCTATTCTGAGTGGAGTTCCAAACGCCTCACGGATTCCGTCCTCGGTTGGATCATCTTCGAGCATGAGCAGCAGCCACACCGACAATAGTCGGACTACGCACATCGGCACCATCCATGTTCAGAACCCCGGGGGAAGCACCCCAATGAGTGCTTCTATGGCTCGGGGTATGGATTGGATCACGCTGCTGACTCAGCAGAATGCGGGGTTGCAATAATGCCAACGATCGCATATCCCCAAGTCCCAAATTATCCTGGCGTCCCATCCATCCCCCGCACGGCACCGGGTACGCCCGCAATCGTCATTCGCATTGCTCCACCCGCGACCAATACGAGCCAGTCATCAACGGACCCAATCTGGGGCATCTATACAGTGGGGAGTCAGACGATTACGGGCCAGAACATCTACACGCCTGCGGAGGGTGGAACGCTATCCGTTCTGTCGTTCGGATTCACGCGATCGATGCAGGTCAGTGACTTCAAGGTAGAGGCTCCAAACCCGAATCAGGGTGCAGCATTTGCGAGCTTCAACAAGGTATACCAACCTGCGCAGCCCGTCATCATGCTTTCGCTCGATGGCACAGACGGAGAGAAGACGGCCTTTCTCGCGGCGCTTGACACGGCCTGCGGATCGACCACCGTCTACAACGTCATCACCCCAGACACTCCTGCCGGCGGAAACACATACACGCTCGAGCGGTACAGCTACCAGCGTTCAGCGGCACGCGGTGCCGATCTACTCATCGTCGAAGTGTCGTTGACGGAAATTGACCAAGTAACGGCGGCTCTCAGCAACACATCTATCACGTCTCCGCAGTCTCCCAGCGCCTCCGCTCAGGTGAGCAATGGGAACACGCAACCCTCGACGCCTCCAACCTCATGGCTGGCTCAGGGCGCACAAGCGTTGGGGGTGCCATAATGCAGCAGATCGTGGTTCAGGCCGTCGCATCGCAGCAGACCCAGGTCGTGCTGGATGGGCAGTCGTGCGCTATCTCCGTATACGTCAAGAACCAGTGCATGTTCCTCGACTTGGCTGTGAATGGAACGCAGATTGCTTATGCCGTGCAGTGCAAAAATCTGGTGTCTCTGGTGCCGACTTCCTACCTCGGCTTTGCAGGGTGGCTCGTGTTCTACGACACGCAAGGATTATCCGACCCGATTTATACGGGGCTGGGCTCGCGCTGGGTGCTGCTTTACCTTGATGCAGCGGACTTGGGGGCGTATGCCCTCACCGTCTAGCTTCCAAAATATAAAGGATCTTCGCTTCGTTTTTACGTTGGCGAATCAAGGCGCTGGATTCTCATCTAACGGCCAGACGTTCAACACCATCACGCTTGAGGGCCTGCGGGCGTCTGTCTACATCGACAACGCAGGCGGAGCGATGATGGGAACGCTTCGCGGGCAAATCTACGGCATGACGGCCAGCGACATGAACACGCTGACCAGCACGCTTTGGGACAACCTCGTGGTGAGCCCGTCCGGATCTTCATTTGCCTTCAATGCGCTCCAGGTATTCGCCATCGATGGGACGCAGGAAACGTTGGTCTATAACGGCGATGTACTGAATTGTTGGGGCGTCTATACGTCGATGCCGAATGCATATCTCTACGTTGAAGCGCAGATTGGCTATTCCGCGTTGGTTCAGCCGACAGCACCTCTCAGCATCGCGGCGAACACGGACGTAGCTACAGTGATGCGACAGATTGCTACGAAGATGGGATACCAGTTTGAGAATAACGGTGTAAACACTCCCGTAGCCAAAGGTTCGTATTGGGGGAATACGCTGATGGAGCAGGCACGTTCGCTGATGCAGGCATACAAGTTCTGGATGTATCTCGACAGCACAAGCCCGAACACGCTGGCGATCGCCCCTTACGGCACCGCGCGCAATGTGGCCGTACCGCTCATCTCTCCTGAGACCGGACTTGATGGATATCCGGTTTTCAACAGCACCGGAGTCAACTTTGAGACGCTATTCAATCCTGCCGTGACCTTTGGAGGGCCAATTCAGATGGTTTCTTCTATTCCAAAGGCGAATGGAACGTGGGTAGTGGTGTCAATGTCGCACCAACTTTCAAGCCAAACGCTTGGTGGTCCGTGGCGCACAACCGTCAATGCCGTCTCGCCAACCACCGGCGCGGCCCACGTGGGGCAATAATGGGATCAACTACTAACCCCGCAGGGATGTTGCAGCCGTCGACTCTATGGGGCGTCTACAACAATCTGCGTTTCATCGTTCAGCAGATGCTCGCGGATGTGCAGACAGCAACAATCGTCAAGGTGGTAGCTTGCACGAACGATGGAGGATTGTCTCCGGTTGGCTTTGTCGATGTTCAAATCCTGCCCAACCAAGTCACCGGCCAAATGGTTGCTACTCCGCATGTGACGATGTACGGGCTTCCCTACCTGCGTATTCAGGGCGGATCAAACGCGGTGATTATCGACCCCGTAAAGGATGACATTGGGATTGCCGTATTCGCCAGCCGAGACATAACGAACGTCAAAAGCACCAAGACTCAGGCCAACCCCAACAGCTTCAGGACGCATGACTTCGCGGACGGCATGTACCTTGGCGGATTATTGAATGGAGTGCCTACTTCCTATATCCAATTTACGACAGCCGGAATCAACATCACATCGCCAACAAAAGTGACGATCACGGCTCCGACAATTGCTCTTGAGGGTGCTGTTACAATGAGCCAGACGCTTACGGTCGCAGAGGATGCAACAGCCAACGGAATCAGCCTCGATACGCACGTCCACGGTGGCGTAGCAACGGGCGGAGGGGAGACGGGAGTGCCAATACCATGAGTTCACCGCTAAAAACTTTGTTGCTAGATACGGTTGCCTTTGATCTTGTGCTCGACTCCAATGGCGATATTGCGCTGGCATCTCCCCCCTACGCCACAGCTCAGGACGTAGCGAGCGCGTGCCGCCTGTTCATGGGAGAAGCATGGTATAACACCCAAATCGGTGTGCCCTATTGGCAGCAACTTCTCGGATACTCTCCAACCTCTTCCCAGATTGCAGCGGCATTGAACGCGGCGGCGCTTACCGTTCCATGTGTGGTGACGGCCAACACGGTTATCACTTCAACGGCAAACCGCACGGTGACAGGACAGATTCATTTTTCTACGATTGACGGAAGTAGTACGGTGGTGAACTTCTCATGAGCAGTGTGCCGGTTATCCAATTTACGCCCGAAGGCATCATCCTTCCGACCGACGCCGAGATTCTGTCTGGAAGGGTTGCTGACATAAATTCTGCTTTTGGCGGCGGGGTCAACCCTGCACTTTCTTCGCCACAGGGCCAGATTGCATCGAGTGACTCGGCCATCATCGCAGACAAGAACAGTGCCATCGCCTACGTCGCAAATCAGGTTGACCCTCTCTACTCTGAAGGCAGGTGGCAGGACGCGCTCGGGAGGATCTACTTCATGACGCGGCAACCTGCGACGTCTACGGTGGTGATTGCGACCATCGGCGGGCAGCCGGGAACCTACATCCCCGCCGGGGTGCTTGCGCTCGATACCTCCCAGAACGTCTACCAGCTCCTTGGTGCGGTCACGATTGGCGGGGGTGGAACAATCCCTGCCGAATTCGCCAACGTCGCTACTGGGCCAATCCCATGCTCCGCAGGCTCCCTGATACAGCTCTACCAGTCAGTACCCGGGTGGGACAGTGTAACCAATGCCGCAGCTGGGATTCTCGGCTCGGTCGTGGAAAGTCCGCAAGCCTTCGAGTTGCGCCGTCAAAACTCCGTTGCGCTCAACAGCCACGGAACGACAGACACGATCTTTGCAAACGTCTACGCCGTTGCTGGCGTGCTTGACTGCTATGTGATTGACAACCCCTCAGGAGTGACGGTTCCCTATGGATCGACAAGTTACCCCCTCGCCCCACACTCGGTTTATGTTGCGGTCGTTGGCGGCACGGCCAGCGCAATCGCGCAAGCCATATGGAACGCCAAAGACGGCGGTTGCTCCTACAGCGCGTGGCCTGACTACCCCAGCGGCTCCACTGTCCCCGGCGACGGCTCCGTCGAAACCGTAGTTGTCTACGACCAACGTCCTCAGTATGCGCCCAACTATCCGGCCTATGGGGTGAGCTTCATCGTCTCCGCTGCTACGCCTGTTTACTTTGCTGTGACCGTCGCAAACGCTGGGTCGTTGCCGTCGGACTATGTGACGCTGATTCAGAACGCGGTTCTCGCGCAGTTCAACGGACAGAACGGGAATACTCCCGCAGGCATCGCTTCACTGATCCTGGCTCTCAGTTATACGGGAGCGATCTTCGCCGCGGTTCCGGGCGTGTCCTTGGTGAGCGTTCTTGTAGGACTCTCGGGCCCTGCAACGCTCTACGACGTGACAATGGGCATCGATCAGCAGCCAACCCTGGATTCTAGTAACGTGACTGTGAGCGCTATCTAAATGACAAACTGGATGCAGACGGTTATCTCGCAGTACGGGACCAGCCCAACCATCATTGCGCTCATCGATTCGTTCAATGCGGCCGTTGACCCCGGCGCTGATCTGGACAACTTCCTCACGCACGTATGGCAGGTGGACACAGCAGATGGAGTTTTTCTCGATAACGTCTGGGGAAGGATCGTCGGGGTTACTAGAACGATTCCCACCAATCCGGTCACGGTGCTCACAGACGCTCAGTTCTTGCAGTTGATTCTGCTCAAGGCGCTTAGCAACATCTCGCGGGCATCGTCTCCTTCGATCAACACGCTGCTGCTGGAGTGGATGGCTGGGCGAGGCAGGACGTATGTCAACGATCTTGGGCAGATGGAAATTCGTTATATGTTTGAATATCCGCTGGAGCCATTTGAAATTGATATCATTACGCAGAGCGGTATCTTTCTGAGGCCAGCAGGTGTAGGCGGATGGATGGTTACGACGGCGCTCCCAGTGTTTGGATTCAAGGGCATGACTGACGGAGCAGCACCGTTTGGGCAAGCACCTTTTATGAGCGACGGTAATCCATATCCTGTAAGTTGAGGAGAGACTTGTGATTCGAGCAAACGCACCACTACAAATCGTCGAAGCGTGGGCAACATCGGGCAGCAAGACGAACCCTATCCCTGTTCCGTCGCAGGTAGGTGTGACGCCAGGCGCGGCTTCATGGGCTACTGGCTTTCCTCCTCTTTGCGACACTCCGCTTTTGTCTGGAGGCATACCGCCTTCAATGCAAGACACGAATGGAGCATTGTTTCAGATGTCTGCCGTGGATGTATGGATGTGCGCGGGCGGTGGCTTCCCTTACAACGCGACATTCTCGGCTGCGATCGGAGGCTATCCGCAGGGTGGTAGAGTGCTCATGGCCAGCGGTGCGGGCTATTGGGTGAGCACGGTAGATGACAACGTGACCGATCCCGACACAGGCGGCGCTGGGTGGGCCACCGTGGACACGAACGGAATCACGGCACTGACTGGCGACGTGTCTGCGACTGGGCCGGGAAGTGCAGCAGCTACCCTCGCGGCAAGCGGTGTGACGGCGGGGAGCTATGCGGCTGCCAACATCACTGTCGATGCCAAGGGAAGGGTAACGGTTGCGACCGGCAATGCAATCCCGCACGACGTTACTGGATCACGCGTGCTCGCAACAATTTACCAAAACACAGGGACAGTTCCGATTCAGGTAAATGTCGTCGTCGGTCTTACAAGTGGGTCATACGGTGAGGGATTCGGATATCAAGTATTAGTTGGATCGGCGTCACCTCCAACACTCAATGTGGCGCAAGGCGGAAAGGGTAATAGCCCTGGATATGACTCTGCCTCTTTCATGGTTCCCGCTGGATATTACTACAGCGTATCGATAAATAATGAGAATGTGCCCAACGCACAGGCCCCATCATTGATTTCATGGATCGAGTATTTCTAATATGAACCCATATCACATCACGGATTTTGTCGCACCCAACATGCTGATTACGATGGCGATTGCGATTGCGGTTACGGCTGTTATATGTTTCTGGCGTACCCGGAAAGGGAAATAAAATGCGAGCAATTAGAGGACTGATTATCGCTATAGGACTGATGCTCTGCGCCGGTCTCGCGCAAGCGCAGACAAGCGGAAGCACGGCCCCTCCGCCTCCGTATTGCACATCAGCGAATCCGGGCGCAATCTACACGGATACCGGCACGAGCCCGACGACGGTCTACACCTGCTCCTACTACAATTTGGCATGGCAATGGGTGGTGAATCCGAGCTATGGCGGCCTGGTGTTGTATCCCACGGTGCCGTCGACGTGCTCTGGTGGGTTGCCTGCGTTCCTCGCGGGATGGCCGAATACTCAGATGTACGTCTGTCAAAGCGGAGTTCCGGTTCCGGTATCTAGTGCTGGATCGTTCACGGCTCTCACTGGCGATGCCACCAGCACAGCTACGAGCGGCGCGACGACGGTCGTCGGCATTCTTGGGCAACCGCTCCCCACCCTCGCGGTTGGCTACCCTAACTGGAATGGAACGGCGTGGGTGTTCACGGCGGGTAGCGTGAAGCCAGACGGGACTAGCATCCTGAATACGGCGGGAGTGTTGAGTGCGACCCCGGGGAGTATCGGGGCGGATGTTTCGGGTGCGGCGGCGACAGCGCAAAGCAACGCCGAGGCGTATGCTTCGAACGCATCGAATCTCACCAGCGGAACGGTTGCAGCGGCGAGAGTCGCTACGCTGAACCAGAACACGACAGGCACGGCGGCGAACGTCACCGCGACGAGCAACTCGACGCTGACCACGCTCCCCGTCTTGAGCCTTCCCTACTCGCAGGTGAGCGGCACGCCGTCAGCCTACACGCTGCCCACGGCGACCTCAACGGTGCTGGGTGGCGTGAAGCCAGACGGGACTAGCATCCTGAATACGGCGGGAGTGTTGAGTGCGACCCCGGGGAGTATCGGGGCGGATGTTTCGGGTGCGGCGGCG